GAAAGAAACTCAGTATCTAAGTCTAAATGAGTAATATCAGTTATATTAGTATCAATTTTGCCTGAAAGAAACTCAGTATCTAAGTCTAAATGAGTAATATCAGTTATATTAGTATCAATTTTACCTGAAAGAAACTCAGTATCTAAGTCTAAGTTTGAAATATCAGTTATATTAGTATCAATTTTACCTGAAAGAAATTCAGTATCCAAGTCTAAATGAGTAATATCAACTTCAACTACATCAATTCTAGTATCTAATACATCAACATTATACAATAAATCAACATTAAGAGTATCAATATCATTTGTATTATCTTGTATTTGTCCTGATAAACCAGAAGTAATAGAAGTAATATCAATCCCTAAATCATTAGTAATAGAACTAAATAAATCATCAACATATTTTTTAGTAGCTGGATTATAGTTTTCTGCTGGAATAAATTCATTAGTATTATCAATTTCTAAATAATTACTTTCTAAGAAGGTAAAAATGGAAGAAATATTTGAAGTTAGATTATCATCAACATATTTTTTAGTGGTTGGATTATAATCATTAGCTGGAGTATATTGCTCAGTATTATTTCATTTAGTAATATTACTATCAGATTCAAATTCTTCTTGAGAATCAATTATAACTTCAATACTATCATCAACATATTTTTTAGTTGATAAATGTTCTGGATTAATAGGAGTAACACCAGCAATAGGGGCATCAAAATCTACTGTTCCACTACTTAAAATAAATTCTTCAAAAGGTTTATTATTAATTTTATTAATAGATAAATTAGAAGCAGAAATATCTTTAATAGATAAAGGTTGATTAAATTTAATTTGAGAGTTATAGAATTCTGCTATTCTATTATCTTGAATATCATATATATTTAAACCTTCATTATTATTTAATATTTTCAATTTTTGAATATTTAAATAAGTATCAGAAGAGAAATAGGAATTTTTATTATAATACTTAGAAGTTTGTAGAATTCAGGCTTTACTATTAAAATTTGTAGTAGGATGAACAATATAAGGGATATTTTCAGGATTAGAATTATTTTGTAAAGAGTAAACACAAAAACTATATTCTGAATCATTTAAAACAAGGGCAATATCACCAACTTGTAATTCATCACCATCTATTTTTTTTAAAGCCCCAGTATTATTAATACTTTGGGTATATATTAATCTAGCCATTTAAAATTATCTCCTAGCCTGTTATTATTGCTTTACTATGTAAATTTTCAGGATTAGTAATTAAAATATTATTTTCATCTAATATTTCAATATCTTGAGGAACATAAACATTTTGTTCATCAATATTTCAAAGTTGAACATTTAAATAATGTTGGTCAAAATTATGTTGAATAATAGCTTCATACTCACTATTTTCATTAAGGCTTCAGTTATAAGGAAATACAGTAAAGATTTTTTTAACTGACCTTTCCTCTATAGCAATCCTCATTAAATTATTTGATACTAATTTATTTACTGTAGTATCTGAACTTGTTTCATCAACTACTTCAATACCATGAGGTAAATCTTCATAATTTTTTTCACTATGTTCATTTCATTGTTTACCTTGGGAAAAATTAATAACTCTATTAAATTCAAATTCATCAACTGGATTATCAGTTAAATCTAAATTTCTTAAATTATGAGGAGAATCACCAGATAAAGGAAAAGAAGTTGAATCAACATGAGTATCCCATTTTGAAGCTAATTGATTAGAAACTAATTTATTTAAATTAACATCAGTATTATCAAGTAAATCAATTTCATTAATACCATGTATAATATGGCTAGAATTATTAATATGTGATTCTCAACCAAAAGCTAAATTATTAGAAACACATTTATTTTTAGATTCATTAGTATCTAATTCATTAACAGGAATAGTATCAGGATAGATATTAATATTATCAATAATACCTTTTTCAATACCTATTTTATCTCATTTAATTTTAAATTTTTGAGAAGAACCATAACTAAAATCAGGATTATTAAGTTCAGGTATTCAAAATTCAAAATAACCATTCTTTAATGATTTTAATTGAGGAACATCTTTAAGATAAGTTCCTGAATGTTCTTGGGTATATATTTGTGCCGGCATATCTGTTTCAGCCAAAAAAACAGATACATTAGCATTTTCAATTGGTTGTCCTTCATCATTAACTAAGAAAGACCAAAAATGATATCTTGACATTTTTGTAACTCCTTATATTTCATCATATAATATTTTAAAATGAATAGTTATAGCATAATCTTTAGTTTTATATATTTGATGCCCACAAGAATAAAAATATAAAGTTGTATGTGTAGAATCATATATACCAATTTCTCTAATATCTAATTCTATATTTTCATCTATTAATATATCTACAAATAAATCAGTTCCTTCAGTATATACATTAGAAGTATTTATAAATTTATCATAAACAGAACTTTGTAAATGGTCTATGTTTTTAGTATTATTTTTAATAAAATTAACACTATCTGCATCACCTATTTCCACATAACATCCATTTGTTAATATTTGTGTTGTTATATCTTTTTTATCATTTAAATTACCTAATGGTTTTAATAAACAATGTCCACTTACTGGCTCTGAAAATGTTGTTAAACAAGTATTATTGTCCACTAAATTAACATTATCTGGATATATTTTTTCCCAATTATGGTCAAAATATTGTGAAATTAATCCAATACTATCTAAATTATGTTCTATATTTCATATACTTTCATTTACAGATTGTTTATATATAATAGTTCCTTCAACTGAATAAAAATATCCCCCTTCTGTAGCTGATATTGTTACCATATTTTCTTCATTTTTTATTGTTTCTGGTATTATTAAATTATCTTCAAATGTGCTAAAACATTGAGATATAAGGTTTTTTCCATAAGAATGAGAAAAAGAAGTTTCAATATTATATCCAATATATTTAGAGAATTCAGAAGGAATAACAAACACATAACCAGTAGCATTTTCATCAAAATCAATAATTACTTCAGAAGAATTACTAATAGTTATTTCATAAGGAACAATTTCATTATACTCTTCATCATAACAGATTACTAATACTTGACTTGTTTTTAAAGAATGACTTACTTTTCAAGTAGTATTAGATGTTAATTGTCTAAAAGAAGTAATATTTTTATATAATATACCTAACACAAAAACAGAATATCAAGAAGGCCCATAGTCTATATCATATATATTAGTCATTGAACCTGAAAAATCAGTTTTAGGAGAAAACACTAAACCATAATGTGAAACTCTATTTGCTGGCCTAAAATTTTCTCAGTTTTCATGTAAATTATCAGCAGTTGTTTTACTAAAAATTACATCTGTATCTACTGGTTTACCTGAAATATCTGCTAATATACTATAATGAGGAGATAATATATTACCGTGAACTAATTGATTATCTATTGGTTTTCCTATAGTTTTTAATACAGCATATCCATTAGTTGGTTCAGCAAATTCAATTTCCATTGTATTAAAATCAATTTGTCTAATATCACTTGGAACTATTACAACATCATTTAAATTATATACTTGAACTAAGAATAATACATTTAAATTATGGCTTATTGTTCAAGTTTTACTGTTTTCATAATCTTCTATTTCTTTTGGGGTTAAATCACTATCTATTTTTTTCATTAAAAATTTAGTATCTTCATTAATCATATTTTTAATGATATATTTAAAGGATGTATAACTTGTATTTTTTAATTGTTCCAAATCAGGTCTAATAAGGACAGTTTGGTCTTTTTCTTTTAAATAGAAATTAATAGAATTATCTTCTAAGGCTTTAATAATTTTATCAAGCTCTCCTGATTTAAATTTTTCAATAGGATAAGACAAATTCCCATTTTCCATTTCCCCAATTAAATAATCTCATTCAGGTTCTTGAAAAACATAATTTTCAGCTTTAACATTATAAAAGATATAATCACTTGTTAATATAGAAGAATACCCACTATTTGAACCTACTTCAACTTCAGTATTAAGAGAAGAAACATTATATATACTTTTAGGTATAAAATTAGCTTTAGTTTTAGTAAAGGTTTGTCCTATTAGAGTTTTCTTATTAATATTATGATTAATATCTCAAAAAATTCCTAAATTTTCTTTTTCGTGTGAAGTTTTACAGAATACACAATACCCTATAGTATCTCTTGAAAATTCTACTTTAATTCTAGAAGTAGACATAATTTCTATATTTTTAGGATACAATTCATTAAAATATTCATCAAAACATTGAATAACCAATTGGTCACTATTAATTCAATGTGAAACTTCTCAAGTTTTAGAATATTCAGTTTGTTTTAATATAAAGGAATCTTTAACAATAGCATCTATATCTGAATTATAAAAATCAGGATAAAAATCAGTATAAGTTTTATTATAAAATTCACTACCAGAACTACCAAATTTTACAATTTCTGTTCCTTCTTCTGCTACATAATTATTCAAATAATTATATTTTTTTCAATCATCATCAGCTACTTTATATGTTCCTATAGGTAATGTATCATGTCATCATTCATATATATTAATATCTCTATTTTCAGTAATATCAAATCCATTAATCAATTTTCAAATATTAATTAAGGAATTATAAGTTCCTTTTTGTTTTAATATAATAGGCAAATGCCTTAAAAAATCTCTTATATTTTTTTCTTTTTTAAAGGTATAATTAGATATATTAATATTATATAAAGAAGATAAATTTTCAAAATAATCTTTATTAACATCATTAGGAGTATATAAACTTTTTATATCTTTCTGTTTATAATAAATTTTACTATAAGTTTTATCATATATGGTTTTAAAGAATTCAAATAATCTGGCTGTTCTGTTATTGGGGGGAATAGATTTCATTACATAATCAAACAATAAGAATCTATATATTTTAATTGAATTATCTTTTACAGTTTGTCTAGGATATAAATGTCCAACAAAAGTAAAATCTTGATTTTTATTCATTCATTCATCAGTTTCAACACCATCAAAAAACAATGAATCTTTTCTTAAAAATATTCTATAATTAGACCTTAAATCAATACTTGATTCTTCTGTATGTGAGAAACAATCATATTTTTCAAAATAATAACTTTCATCAGTTAAAGTATAATAAGGAAATAAACGTGGTATTGCTTCCTTAATAACATTAATAAACATATTATAATAAGCACCAACTCAATCTTCACTTCTTTCTTTTACATTAATTTGTTCTGCTGTTATTTTAGCTTTTTGATATTGTTCTTCTGTTTCTATATAAACCTCAATAGAATTTCCACCATTAGTCATAACTGTATGGCTTGGCCCCATTAAATAAGATTTATTTATAGTAGAATAATCTGTAATATTTTGATGAGTTTGAATAAAAATTAATCCATCACTATCAAAAGTTTCAGCACAAGTATCATTTAAAGCGTCACAATATGTAGAATTTCAAATATTATTTACTTCAGTTGTTTCATAATCTACGGTTTTGCTAATAGTTGTTAAATAATCATCAAAAATAAATTCTGGTATTTCTGAAAACTGTCTCATATATTATCCTTCAAGTGTAAAATGACAAACATTAGATTTGACAATTGGATATTGTTGTGGTGACAATTGAATTTTTCTTAATTTGTTTTCAACATATTCATTTAAAGATTTTGTTTTATATTGTGGGAATTGTTGTATATCATTATATTCATATATTTCTTTATTGCAATGAATATCTCTAATTCTTAAAAACTTTAATCCTTTTATATTAGAAAAAGAATCTGTTTCACTATAGATAGTAGTATCTAATAAATCTTGTTCTATCTGGGTATAATTTACATCTACTCCAAAATCTTGTTTTTCTGAAGTAAATAAGAAATCTAATTTATTTCTTAAATCTTCTTTTATATTTACATCATCATAATTAATTTTAGATTCATAGATGAAATCAAAGACAAAATATACTAAGTCTGGCATTACATATTCATGATATGAATTTAATGTTTTAGTTGGCTCTAAATAATTTTCTATTTTATTTTTTAATGTGTCTTGAAATTGGGTTGGTATATCTATTTCAGTTGTTTGTCCTGTATCCAATTTCCATTTTAATGTTTCTTTAGTAATAGTTGAATCATTTCAATCATTTGGTAAAATAGAAATAAAAACTTTATTATAATCTCTAGTATCACCAGCAAACTTTAATTCTTGTTGTCCTCAAACACTTCCTTTATCAACATCATCAATTAATTCTAAAAATGTTTTATAATCAGTCTTAGTAACACATCTATTTTGAGTATTTAAAAAGTTTTTAGAATAAGATTTAATTTCATCAATATTTTGAAATAATTTACCATCTGTGCAGTTCTTTATATTATTAATAGTAAAAACAGAAGAAGTTAAATAATTTTTAGTAGTAATATTTCTAATTAAACTATCCATATTAGAAGAAGTAATAGTTCCTGCTTTTACATTACCAGATTCATGCTTAGTTTCTAATATTCTAAAAACAATATCATCAGTTAAAACAGGCATATTAAAATTAGATGAAAACTCAATATAATATTTCTGGAATTTATTAAATACTAATCTATATAAGTTTTGGGAATCATTTAAATTAGAAACATCCTCAAAAAAGTTAGATGTTCTAATTCATTTTTCATCATTAACATATAATTCACAACTACCAGTAGTATAATCAAATTCTTTAAAAGGAAGATGATATTTATAATCATAAATATCTGAGAATTTAATATCATATTCTAATATTTCACCTTGTCTAACAGGAACAGTAAATTCAAATTCTTTTAAAGTATTATCACTTCCATCATCTGTAAAAGATAAATCCACTATAACATTTATATCTTCCAGATTAGAAAAAACCATTGATTCAATTGCATCAGTTTCTTCATCTACATATAAACCATTAAATTTAGAATGCTTAGGTATATATAGATTATCACCTAATGAAAAATATTGGGAAGCATATTCTTGGTTTAAAGAAATAGTTAAATCAGTTTTAGAAGAAATATAACCTTGTGGCATATATCCATTTAATTGTGATAATCTATGAACATTTTCATATAAATCAGCAGTATCTATAAACATATTTTTAGCTATTTTATTTAAATAATATGTATTTACATCACCCATATAACTTATTAAATCCAATAATACTGATATATTACTGCCTGTAAATTCATAATCTGTAAAGGTATCAGTTTCTTTTAGATATGTTATAAGTTCTTGTTTTATTGTACTAAAATCTAAATTTAAATAATTCATATTTTATCCTTAAAATTTTTCTAAGATTAATTGAGTTGAAAGAGTTTCATTATTTTGAATATTTTTAACCTTATAATATACAGTTATTTCATATAATTGATTATCTTTATTAACTATAATATCTACACTTTGCACATCAATTCTACTATCTCATCTATTAATATCCTTTAATATATAATTTCCTAATAATTGTCCTGTTTGTTTATCCATTGGCTCAAATAAAAGACTATATATATTAGATACAAATTCTGGCATCATTGGTCTATGACCTTGTATGGTTTCTACTATATTATGTAAAGAATTCATAACAGCATCTATGTCTGTATCAGCTTTAAAATCACGTTTGCTGTCTTGTGGTAAATTTAAATCTATATCAGAATAAATCATCTTATAATCTCCTTACAGGTCTTGCATAAAATAAATTGGAATCTAAATCATATGTTTCCATTTCTGTATCTGTTTTAGAGAAATCCATACAAAATGAATTGGTTGAATTTAATCTGCTTACTCTTAATACATCTATTGTTGAACTTCAATATATGCCTTCTTTAAATTCTCCTGTATTATCATTAGCATTTAATGTTTCTCTATTATTATATAGTAATTCTAATTCATCAATAGATGGTAAATATCAATCATAACAACCATTCAAATGCATATTTTCACAATAAGTATTAACAACATCTCAAGGATGAACATCAGATTTGGATTCTAATCAATCTAAAGGGTCATCATTAGTAGAGGTTATATTTACATAAGTTTTATTTAAATCTCTTCTTACACATATGTTACCAGTTTCTAATGCTGGTTCATAATCATCTAAAGCTAACATTTCTTCTTCTGAATCAACAAAAATTATTTTATTATTTTCTTCCATAAATGTTATTTTAGTTCAATCAACCATTGATATATTTTGTCCAGTTGAATTAATAAAATAAGCATTATAATCTGTTATATAAACAATAGAACTTAATACAAATTCTTCAGTTGAATCAAATAAATCATTTCCTGTATTAAAAGTATCAAAATTACTTCCAGTATATGTAATTTCACCTTCATATTTAGAAACAATTAAATGATACCCATTTAGATAACCTACATATAAACCACAATCCATTGCATCACCAACATTAGTATTTCAATCTTCTGGTGTTCTTATAGCAATTGTACTACTTCAATTAGAAACATTACCAGATAAACCATAATATCTAACTCTACAATAATATGTACTTTCTAAGTTTAATGCTTCAGAAGCAACAAAAGTAGCAGTATTTTTTTGGGTTTGTGATTCTATATATTGCAATTTAACAAAATTAAAATTAATATCTGAAGATATTTGTCAACTACTAGATAAATGTGTATCAGTTCCACCAGTAGTTGAAAATGAACTTCCTAACATAGTTAAAATATCTAAAATAGTAGAATTATTAGAAGGAAATTGTATACTTGGTGTAGTAATAACAAGAGAAGGATTAATATCTGAAGTTTCTCTATCTCTAGCTTGAATAGAAACAGGTACTATAGCTAAATATTCAATTTTAATATTACTATAAACATCCACAAAATTTCTTATAATAAATGAATTTTTACTCATATAAATTATATATGGCATATAAATAGTATCTGGAGTATTATCTTTTAATAAAATATCTTTACCATTTTGTCATATTGATAATATATAACCTATATTTTCATCTGGTATTGTAACAGATAAAGAATTATCTCCAGTTAAACTTTTTATTAAAGTTTTCTTTTTATAACCAATTTTTTTAAGAAACATAATACACCCTTTTTATTAATTTAAATACAATAATACTTCTGTTTCATCAATAACGCTATCACTTTCAATATATATATGAAAAGTTCCAAAAGCACCATAAGTTCATCCACCTTTAATTTTTCCAATAGAAATACCTTCTGTAAGAGCTTGTTGGTCAGTAGTTGATTTTCAAATAGTTCCTGTAATATTTCAAGTAATTGTTCCATTAGAACAAGAAACTAAAGTAATTGTATTAGATATTGGTTCTTGTGAAAAATCTTTAATATAAATTAAATTACCATTACTATCATAATAAGCATATAAATCCCCTTTTAAAGTTGAATAATCTGTAATATCACTTATAGTTAAATCTGAATTTATTGCACTTGTAATAGTAATATTAAAAGTATCTGTTAAATTACTTCAAGAATCAATATATGCAATTAAAGTATGACAAGATTTTGCTGTAGATGCATTAACTTTTAAATCTAATGAATGTGATAATCCAAGTTTAGAAATAGTTGGTGTTTCTGGGTTATCTGGATTATCTTCATCCTCTTCAACATCAGCAGAAGGGTCATTATTTCAACTATAATCATTTAAATCAAATTCTATATATTTTCTTATTAATGTATCTAATGAATAAACAACAATATCATCATATAATTCACCTAATGCACTTTTCATAGCTGAATAATTAGCTTCTTGTCCTCCATTATTTGTTAATGGGATTTCACAATCTGAAAATACTGTTAATTGGCCGGGACTTCTAGATACATAATTTGTTTCACCATATGTTGTTAATTTTTCCCTTAAATCATTTAGCATAATTTGAAACTGAAAGAATTTATCTTTTAAATTTTTATATTTTATCAAAAGATTTCCTATCATAGACCAAGTTTCCATAGCTTCTACAAAACCTTCTTCTTCATCAAAAAATACATAATCTGTTTCATTCATTGCAACTTTTCCAGTTAAGTTTTTATACATATTTCTTATATTAACTGTATTTAATTGTAATTGATATGGTGTTTCTGTAGAATCTGAAGTTTCTACTGATTTTGTTTGGGATTTTCCTGTTCAAACTGTTCCATTTGTTATTATTTGGTCACAATGTTTTTGAACAAGATAAAACTTAATTATATCAGTTACTTCTCTAGAAGTAGGAATTGGAGAATCTTGAGATTCAAAGGAAGCAGAAATATTTAAACTATCAGTAACAGTATAATCAATAGGATTATCTGTTTTAGTATCATCTCCATCTCAATATAAAAAAGAATAATCAGTTGCTGGAATAGCTGTAACAGAAACAATATCATCAATATCATATTCTTCTTGTTCAGGAAGAATAGTAACTGCCCCTTTTGTTTCATCATAATTTAAAGTAATAGTAGTTGACATAATATTATCCTGTTATCCCCATTCCTAATCTAGTGCTGACAGTTACATTCATTCCATCACTTGAATCTGTATAATCTACTGACCAGTCAGAAGTTAAATAACTTTCAATTAATCATCTGGAACTTGTATTTGAAATAGTTGGGCTTCCTGCATCAACTCAAGTTTGATATCCTCAACATTCTTGTCCAGATACAGTAACAGTTAATACATTACCTACTAATGTATGTGATTCACTTCCAGATTTATATCCATTTGATGATACTGTTCAAACATCAGAACTTAAATCAATTCTAGCTTGCATAATTGAACTATTATGAAATCTAACCGCACTTACATCTTTATTAAAAGTAACAGTAAATGTTAAAGAAGGAATAGTTTCTCAATTTCCACCATCATATTGCATACTAGAAATTTCATGTCCACAAGCTAATCCTAATTCTGTAGCAGTTGTAGTAATAGTATAATCATCATCTGGTATTGGGTCATCTGGTATTGGGTCATCTGGTATTGGGTCATTATTAGTTGCAGTAACATATTTTTCTGTTATATCAGGAAAAAAATCTTGTAATGTTTCTAATATGGAAACCCCTTCAGATAATAAATCAAGCATTTTTATTAAACAAGCATAAGATAATTTAGAAGCACTAACATCTATTGCATAACTTCCCGGTTTTATTTCAACTTCATCAGCCATATTTAATCTCCTATATTAACATTTGGACTACCAGTAACAAACATACCAGTTACTCCACAACATATATGTAAATCATTTAATCCTTGACAATTTTTATTATTAACCATAACTGATTGACTTCCTGTTATTGCAACTGTAACATCACCAGAAGTAGTAACACCTATATCTCCGGGACTTCTCATTACAGATAAATTATTAGCAAATACATTAGGGCTTCCTTGTATTGCTATAGCAGTTCAAGAAGGGCTTACTATTATATCATTTACTCTTGCTATTTTTTTCATATTATCACAATTCCTGACTTACTACCATTTTAGTTTTATTTATATTTTCTTGTACTATATTTACACTTGATTTAATTATATCTTCTATTGATTCTGGTAATATTAATTCATCTCCTGAAAATTCAGCTAAAAAAGATTTAATATCTAAACAATCTTCTCCAAAATGTTTATATTGTCCATCAAATGCATCTACTTTTTCTATTATAGATGGTAATATATTACATTCACTACTTTGTAAACATCCTAACATATCATTTAATGATTTTAACATATCACCTATACCCAAATTTTGATAAGGTATACATATTTTCATTAATTTATTTAATAAGAAATCAAAAAATGGGTCTATATTAAAATCTGAAGGACTTGGTATCATATCTATTAAATCATCTATAAAATCAAATATATCATCTATTAATCCTAATAGGTCATCAAAACAAGTGCCTGCATATTTCTGTAATTCTCCAGCAAACATATCTTTTGTGTTCTCTAATTCATTAAAATAACTAGATAATTTATCTTTTTGTTCATCAATAAAATCATTAATATTAGAATGAGAACTAATAAATTTATTAATTTCCATTTTTAAATCAGATAATAAACCATCAAACTGCTTTAAAGGATTAGTAACAGGGTCAAGTATATCTAATATAGAAAGTTTATCATTTAATTGTCCACATAAACCTAAAAATATTTCTTCATCATCAGTTTCAGTAGTAGACTTTTTTTCAAAATTAACTGAAATAGATAAATCTCTAGTAACCATATAAGAAATAGGATTTTCACTTTCAGTTCCATTTCAATTACTAAATTTATAATTAGAATTAGGTATAGCTTCTAACTTTATAGTTGAACCTATTATATATTTTGATAATATAGGCGAAACAGAAATTATACCTTTAGTAATATCAACATTTAAAGAAATATCTGTATAATTTTCATCATCTGTTTCTTCTCTTTCTATTTGAATATTTCAATCAGTAATTGTTTCATATCATTTATTATATACTTCAACATCAACAATAATATTAATAGTTTTTTTAAAAATTTTAGTAAAACTTCAAAAATATAATCAACCTGAAGATAATTCATCTAATGTATCTATAGTAAAATCTAAATGCCAATCTTGTAAATAAACAAAATGAGATATTAAAGTATCTAAAGAAAAATCTGGCTTTTTTTCTATATTAGGTAATGATAATATAGGGTCATTTAAAACAGGAACAGTTTGATAATGAGAAGAACAAAATACATTATTAAATTCATCATCTTCATATATTATTTCATATTTAATGGTTCCCGGTGGCAAATATAATTTAAAATGTTCTTCTTGTGAAATATCTTTATTGGTTACAGGTTCTGTTTCCATTAAACCAAAATATGTATCATTTAAATCAAATGAAAACACGTGAATATTATTTTCAATAGGAGCAAGTCCTAAATCTCCATTTATTGATTGATATTCAGTATGTTTAGGAAAATAAGTTGCCATATATGTTAATCCTTTGGTTTTCTAGGAGTAATATTAGAAGCTAAACCACAATTTAAATTAATAATACTACCATCTAAATTAATGGTTCCCCCTGCTTTTACATTTTTTGTTCCATTAACTTGAGTTTTAGAACTACCATTAATTTTAATTTTAGAATCTGAAGATATAGTTAAATGATGTTCACCATCAATTTCTCTAATTTCTGCTTCACCTATCCATTCTTTTTTTTCTTTACCAATTTCCATTATTTCATTTTCACCAACATATTTAGTTTTATCTTTATCTATAGATTCATTATCATTTAATATAATATGAGTATTCTTTTCCCCTTTTACTATTTCAAATTTATCTTTATTATTTCTTATAACCATATTTCCATCTTTATCTATTTCTATATATGAATTAGATGGATGAAAAATATGATATCTTTGTTGGCCCGGTGTTGAATCAAATTCAACTGTTAATCCTCCATGAGTTACTAACACAGTATTATGAGGATATTTAGCTTTATATGCTGAATTAGGTTCACTTCAATTTCCCCCATAAGCTTTTATAACATCTTTATCTAATGCTTCTTTTTTATGGGTAAGAATGGTTTTATTAGTTTCTCCTCTTGCTAATCTATGAAAATCAGGCTCATTTAATCTAGTATCAGTAGGCTATCGTTTTGCAGGGTCATTAAATCCTTTTGAAGAATCTGGTGCAGAAGAAGGAATACCCGGAGCAGAAGCAAAGTATTTAGGATACATAGGATTACCATTTTCAAAAAATACAAATACATGGCTTCCTTGTAATGGTATAGTTCAAGCACCAAAACCAGAAACAGAACCTTCAAATAATCCTAATGCTGGTTCTGCTCAAGGTAATTCATTAGTAGGAATTCCTTCATATTCTAATTCTGTAGTTACTTTTTCTTTTTTATCAGTATGTAAACCAAATATTCTTATTTTACATTTACCTGATTTATCAGGGTCAGTTGAATTATCTTCAACAACTCCTCTATATATACCAAATAACTTTGTTGGGTCTGGTTGTAAAGAATGTAAACTTGATTTTATCATTTAAGTTAACCTTTTCTTTTGGGCTGGATATAATACATCAGCAGACATAGCTTTATAGTTATATGCATTCCTCATTAATATTAATTTTTGCTTAAATGTTGGTTTTGATTTTGGTGAAAAATAATGTATTATTCCTTTAACTAGGTAATTACCTGACATATTTGAATTTATTAAATCT